CGACGGTCCCATGACCGCAATTCTCGCCTTTGATTTCTTTCTTGTTACGGGTGTAAATATATTGCTCATAGCTACCTCACTTTATCGTTATATACGGCTTTTTTTCAAGATGTACGGCAGGGAGCTCTTCTCCGCTGTCGAGCAGCTTCTTGACCTCTGACTTACGTATTGTCGGATCACTGTACTTTATAAGTGAATCGTTATACGCTTCGGCATAATCGATAAACTTCCGCTCATCGTCAATAATCACACTGTCACGTCCCTCGGAGAACGTTATTTTTGCTCTCGGCATATCGACCTTTTTCAGTTTCATCGCCTGCATATCCTGTAGCAGGCGCTTTTTCAGGAACTCTGCCTTTTTACGCTTGGTTTTTGCTCTTGCCGTCTGTTCCTTAGCTTCAAGCTCGTGGCTGTCCGCTTCACGTTCAAGGTTTTTAATGAAGCAGGCAACATTCTCGGCTTTTTCATTGAACTCGCCCTCAATGCCTTCGAGAGTGTCAAACCACATTGTCAGCATATCGGCTTTGTATGCTTCAAGGTCAGCGATGACCTCGCCGTCATCGTCTATATACTCGCCGTCAGCATTGGTGTCCGGTTCGTAGTCATTTATAGCGTCAAACGCATCGAAAAGTTCGGCAAACCTGCCGGTTATATCATATAATGTACTGCTCATACGATTTCCTCCGTCATTTTATTAAAAAACTGCTTTGCCTTTATCACGAACAGATCGTGATTACTGTCTTCGGAATTATTGCCGATGAACTCGCAGAGCCGTTTTGCCGCATCAATAGCTGTGGCAAGATATGCCTTGAACGTTTCCTTAGTGTCGGGCACAGATACGGTAAGCTCCGACTGCTCACGCTTTGCCGCCTCAAGTTCCTTGCGGAGATCTTCGAGTTTCTTTTCGTTCTCGGCTTTAAGATTGTTTATCTGCTCGGCATGCTCACGGTTTAAGCGGATAGTGTCCTGTAATGCGTCCTCCTGCACCTTATCAAGCTGCTGTTCATAAGTCTTGCAGATATTATCAAACGCTGTCTTGTCCATAACGCCGTCCTTAGCCGGCTCGACCGCAACTTCAACAGGGCGGTTTTCAAGCTCCTTTATCTCGGCTTCGAGCGCCGCTATCTGCTGTGACAATGCGTTCTTGGCTTTTTCAAGTGATTTTGCCTGCTGTGCGGCGGCGGATGCTTCGGCTTCTGCGGCGGACTTATCAGCTACCGCCTTGTCCTTTTCCGCTCTTATCTGCCGTATCTGCTGTTCAAGCTCACGGACGGAGGTGTTCTCAAGGTCGGTTTTTTCGGTTATTTCTGTACGTTCTTCTTCAGAAAGAGAAGATAAAAGATAGAGCTTTTTCACTCCGATTTGTGTCCCCGGGGACACAAAATCAGACGGCAATTTCTCTATTACTTCTATATAACGATAAACCTGTCTGCGTTTGATTCCTGTTTCCTTTTCGCAGTAATCCTCGAATGTGTTATACCCCAGTTCCTTATAGAGCTTGCTGTCCCTCATCTCTTTAAAGCCTATGCACATCTCATACAGGCTCTGCTGTGCTACCTGTGCCGCCGCTTTAATGTGATAGTTAAGGTTTACTGCCTTGACATAATCGTCTGTTACCGCCTTTTCTGTATCCGCAGGCGGTGTGCGAAGTCCGGGAATTATCATGTTGTTTTCCTCCTTTTATCGCTGAAAATCTTTTCAAGATACGCCATGTAATCTTTGATCAGCGTATCTACGTCCTCGCCCGGTGCTATGTTTCGTTTTCCTCTGACCTGTACGATTTTTCCGTCCGCTGAGACTTCCATTGTATAGTACGGCTTGTCCGGCTCGGATTTTTTACGGATGAACATTATACTCAGAGCGCCTTTTGCGTGCCTTTCGGCATATCCGCCGACGCAATGGCTTAAAGCTTTACCTTCGTAAGCTATATCCGACAGCTGCTTCGGTTGTACTATCATCAGATTTCCGTCAGAAAACTCAAGCTGTTTGCGTTCCTCAATATGCTTTGTAAACTCTGCTCTTACCGCTTTATCGTGCTGATACTCGATAGTTGCCGACAGTCTTTCGTGCATTGCCTCGAAATTATGCGGAAAGCATATCGCAGTATCTTTAGTGTTGTATCTGAGCTGTTTGCACTGGTCAAGGTAATCGCTGTAATCTCTTGTGTTTATTTGGTTATCGGCAAGGTATCTTGACATTCTTTGCGGTGTTGCGCCGGTTGCGTCTAAAAAGCGTTTCAGCGTTCCGTATTCATAGTCAAAGACTTTAGATATAAGTATCAGGTCTTCCGGTGTCACTTTTGGAAAATGCTCCTTATTTATCCTGTAAGCGCCGTATAAGTGTTCCTGCCCTTTGAGAGCTTTGAACTCGGATTTTGTAAGGCCGAGCATTTCAAGAAGATTATTACTTTTCCAGTTAATATAACTTGGCAATGTAAGTTTTGCCGTATTGCCCCAAAAGCCTGTATAATTTTTTTGAATCAGGTCATAACCTTGCTTCAGCAAATATTCGAGATTCGGATGCTTACAGTACAGGTCCAGATAGCACATCAGCAGATCTCCCGCATACTTATCGTACTGACTGTATCGCATATCCGACCGGCTTATCGCCTTTTCGTTGATGATTTTATACGAGTTGTTGAAGCTATACCCGTATGAAGCTGAGCAGAAGACCGGCTCACGAAACTCTGAGCGAATGTCCCACCGCTTACCGTCTTCGCTACCGTATCTTACTGCTCCGTCTTTTGCAAACACATAGCGCTGTCGCTCGACGATATAACCGTTAGAATATCTGTGATACCCTCTTGCGAACAATTCCGCACCCCGTGTCAGAAATATTATGTAGTTTGCCGCTCCCTTGCCTTCCATTTTGCTCATCTGATCTGCTGTAGCGGCCGGAAAGCTGTGCATAAGAAGTTCCTTACGTTCTTTTTTCATATTACCGCACCTCAGAAGTCGAGCAGGCTGTCAAGGTCAAGCTGTAACTTGCCACTGTCTGCTTCTGTGGATGTTTTGCTGTTGCTGAATCCGTTATCACCGAGATCAAGCGTCATAGTGCATTTTATATCCGCACCGGGAAAGTAAAATGCTACTGCACGCTTGTATACTTCGAGATCTTCGAGGCTTGCACCTGCGCCCTTGACCGTTGCCTTGAGGCAGTCGGCAAAAGACTTGTCCGACTGCTCTATGGCCTGTTTAAACTCTGCATTCTGCTCGCAGAATTTGCAGATAGTCCTTAAAACAGCGTTTTTTACTTCTGTTTCATACTTGCCGAGCTTTGCGTCTTTCAGTTCGGCTGTAAGTTTTTCTTTTATATCCATTGACTTTTTCCTTTGCCAGTGTTATACTGGACTTGCATAAATATTTGTTTTTGCCGCCTTCGGGCGGTTATTTTTTATTCTTCTTCGACCGGTTCAACGTCGTACCCGCATTCTGGGCAACACGGTAATGTTTCCCACGCAGGTGCGCCATGACATTCTCCTCGATACTCGGTGTAATATCCGAGTTCCGAGGACGAGCCTGTCCAGTCGCAACGCTCACATTTATACATCGTCTTCGTCCTCCTCACCCTCAGCGACAATTTTTAACTCATCTATGATACCGACAAGTGCCTGAGCAATTGCCATTACTTCTTCGTAAGTAGCAACCGTTGTGCTAACTTTAAACTTCATTTCTTCCCTCTCTCTTAATCCGTATCTACATCAATCCCGGTGATCTCTTTGAAAATAGCCTTGTCGAAATTCGGAATTGCTGTGATAATTGCCTTTTGACCGTCAGAAAGTCCACGCCACCAAATGACCGCACATTCGGAATTATCCAAGATTTTCAGATAGCCGCCTGTTGTTTCCGCTTCTGGGTGTGCCGCCTTTTCTTTATCCGTCATATCAGAAAGCCAAATGTATCCAAGCACATCCCCCGGAATCTGATTCAGCAAATAGCGGGCTTCATTGTTCAGCCAATCTTCATAAGTCCATTCAGAAGGCTTATTGAACAGGTAAATTTTCGGGCTTGTGGTGTTGAAGCATCCATTGGAAAAGCCACACTTGTTCCAATCGCCGCTGTTACGATTGCCGCTGTTCCAATCGCCGCTGTTACAATTGCCGCTGTTACGATTGCCGCTGTTCCAATTGCCGCTGTTACGATTGCCGCTGTTACGATTGCCGCTGTTACGATTGCCGCTGTTACGATTGCCGCTGTTCCAATCGCCGCTGTTACGATTGCCGCTGTTACGATTGCCGCTGTTACGATTGCCGCTGTTCCAATCGCCGCTGTTACAATCGCCGCTGTTACAAAGTCCGGTGCAGCCCTTTCCCATGTTCACGATTTCAAGCACTTCAGCCCACGGGATTTCACGCACGATTTCCAGCTTGTCAGTGCAACATTTATCCCCATCTTCCGCAACCGTGCCATAAGCAACCACTTCCGCAACCTTATTTTCAGGATCGAAGCGGTAATAATTGAAGCAATCAGCCGCCTTTTTACAGAAGTGCATCCCTTCATTACAAACAGACGGTGTAACATCTTCTTCAAACCTTCCGGGACAACCGTACTGCTTGTTTTTACACGTCCAATCAGGATTGAGCACCTTGAACCCTTTAACAACTCCTATTTCACTCATTTTCTTTGTCCTCTCTTTCTGTTCAGCTCCGCCACCTGCCGTGCTCTGCGGTAGTTTTGCTGTTGCTCAATTGTGGCTCTTGCCTTCCAGGCAACATACTCGCCGTAGCTCATGCCGTGATCGGTGGCTTCTTTGGCGAGCCTTTCAAGGTCTGTCATTGCGTCCACCCCCGATCATATCCCTATACCATGCCTTCATTAGCCACCCCAGCCCGTACCAGACCGCAACAGCGACTATTGCAACGGGTAACATCTCGCCGCCAATGGCATTATAGCCACGCTCTGCGTATGCGAGAGCCGACAGCGGAGCATATACCGCTATGCCTGCGAACGCTGTCACCCATATTCGCAACAACTGCGCAACAACGTAGGCGATTATCTTAGCTATTTTCATATCGTCACCTCGATATTCAGCTTATTCAGCCGTTCAATACCACGCTCAAGACGCTTGATGTCTATTCCCCAAACGTCATAAGCAACCTCTGTGTTGACGTACTGTGCGTTATAGTGCACTGTGCCTCGTTCGTGCATTGCTTCAAGTGCAAGCTGCTTAAGCCTGCCGATCCTGCCGTTTCCCATATCGCCGAAAATAGCCCTGATGTCCTTATTGCCTATCTCGGTGTGCTCGTAATAAAGACGTATCGCCGCCGATATATCTGCTACCTGCGGTACTCTTACTCTGTGCTTTGTCATGTTTAATTCCTCCTTTGCTTTATTCATGGTTCATTAAGCCACATGACAAATTACTCTTCTTCACCGTACACGATTTCTACATTCCGTGCGGCGAAATTTATCATTTTTGTTGCTACCGCCTTAGCGGATAAGCCTGTTGCTTTGGCTATGTCCTGCACCGTCTTGTATGCGGATTCCGAAACCATTACACGGTACTCTGTTCCGCTGTCGGCGATAAATCTCAGCTTGTCCAGCTTCCTCACCTCCTCCGGTTGTTGTGGCAGTTTCTTTTAGGAAACTGAATCGGCAAAAAAAATAGCGAATATCTTATCCTTAGATAAATCAAGGACTTCTGAAATCTTTGCTATTTCCGGCTGTTTAAACGATGTTTCGCCTTTCAAACGAGAATACAGCGTTTTTTTATCCAGCTTTATGCGTTCTGCAAGTTTGGGAACAGTTAATCCACACCTTGCGATTTCAGCATATAAATCATTAACATTCACCTTATCACTTCCTTTCTGTTTCCTTTAGGACACTTTGAGTATATCACAAAATATGTAACCTGTCAACCCCTTTAGGAAACTTTTTAGCCTAAATCGGAAAAAATAGTTGCATTTTTGAAACTCACATGATATAATAAAGAAAACCAAGCAAGGAGGTTATCTTATATGAATATAGGTGAACTTATAAATAAAAAACGTACTGAACTCGGTTTAACACTTGAGGAAGTTGGTAACGCCGTAGGTGTCAGCAAAAGCACTGTGAAAAAATGGGAAGATGGTTTTATTTCTAATATGAGAAGAGATAAAATTTCAAAACTTGCGAAAGTATTAGAGATGAACCCGGTTTCCCTTATAACAGGCGAAGAAATGTCAGCAAACGAAGATGAGATAGACGTTTCTAAGTATTCAAATATTAAACCTGTCAAGAAAATAAAACTCCCTATGCTCGGCAAAATTGCTTGCGGAGAACCGATATTCGCTGATGAGGAGCACGAAACATACGTCGAAGTAGACGAGAGCTATGGAGCGGACTTCTGTCTTACTGCTCAAGGGGATAGTATGATAAATGCGGGCATTGAAAACGGGGACACTGTTCTTATACGAGAAGCTCCTATCGTTGATAACGGAGAAATAGCGGCAGTTATAATAGACGATGAAGCTACATTAAAGCGTGTATACTATTACAAAGGCGAAAATAAACTTGTATTGCAAGCTGAAAATCCCCGATATTCACCTTTCGTATATCTAAATGAAGAACTTGAGACTATAAGGATAATCGGAAAAGCGGTCGCTGTTATTAAGCGGTTAAAATAACGAGGTGAAAATGGAACGCAATGAATTTAAGGAACGTATTTTAGTTGCTGAAAGTGCTATCGAAAATGCAAAAGAAGCCCTTATGTCAGGCAATGACCGCTTTTCTGTTACGCTATCGGCTATCGAGTTTGCAATAATGAATGTGAAGCCGTTATTAAAATACGAAAATGACGGAATACACACTATCACCCCTGCTCCATCGGAATGGATGAAATTTTTAAAACAAAAGCATTATGAAATCCAGGACCCTGATCATTTATATGATAATGTCAACTTTGCTCAAAGCGTAAGTTCGATTGATAATGAAGATAGTGAGTTAACCGAAGTCATTGAGAAATGCAAAACAAGCAACAACGCACACGATAAACTTGCTTTGGCTATCATATATAAAAATCTCGGAGAAAACCACAGCGAAGCCGCAGAATTATTAAAATCATACATAGACGGTAATTACATCAATCCTTTTTATACAAAAACGCAAATGCTTTTCATGCTTGCCGAATTATATAAAAACGGTGACAATCCTGCTAAGGCAATCAACACTTATACCAGACTTCTTAAAATTGCTCCTGATAATGTCTCAATATACATTGAACTGATTGAAACACTAAATGAAATAGGTAGATATGACCTTGCCGCAAAAGCCCTTACGGCAACTAAAAACACGACGTATTATAAGGAATCCGCACCTTTCAAATATATGATTGACAACATTATGACAAAGCATTGTCTGCTTTGTAAAACCGAAAAAGTGCGCAACGAGTTTTTAGTATGTGACAGCTGTAAATCAAAATTTGATTTATCGCAAGATGAAAGTGACTTTATCGAAGATTTCCTACAAAAAGCTTACACAAAGGTTGGTTCCAAAGAGCGATTGATTTATATGAGCAGCTCCTCCGAATGTGTCTTAGGCAACTGTAGACGATTTCTTAACAATTTCATTTTAAGTGTTTATAACAATTCACGTGAGCCGTTAGACGTTTTAGCCGTTGCTACTACATACGCACGTATGCATGCGGCAGAGCGTCCATTGGCTATAAAGTATTGGGAATTATTTTTAGAATCCCCTACAGATTTGCCACCGATAACTAACCGCATTGGTGCGGTGTTATATTCAAAGTGGCATCTCTACTCAACTTTTGCCAATATATACGATGCTGAGTACCAATTTGACAAAGCAATACAAATGCTTAAAAAGTGTATCGAAGTAGACGCAGGTACAAACTCAAGTGATTATATAAGAATCGGTGACGTTTATGTAAAAATTGATACAAAATCCGCAGAAGAATATTATCTAAAAACAATTGAAGATGAAAATGTAACCGAGGATGTCCGTAATAGATGTAAAGCCGCATTAGCCGATGTGCGTGAAAAAATACAAAGAGGCTATGTTTATAGGCCAAGGAAAGCAAAACAATAAAGAACCGCTAAGGTAGCATTTCACGACCTTAGCGATGGTCGCCCTTTGTATGAGGGTGTGGATTGAAATTTGCCTTGCTGAAAGTGATATTCAAGGTGGTAATGTCGCCCTCCTCTGAGGGCGTGGATTGAAATAAATAAATTAGGAGGTGTTAAAATGCCGATATACAAAACAAGCGTAAAAAAAGACGGTTTGCAACAATACAGAGTTCGCATAAACTATATTGACAGGACCGGTGTAGCACGTCAGCTTACCCGTATCACTTACGGAGCGGCAGAAGCAAAACAGCTTGAAGCCGAACTGATGAGTGCCTATTCAAAATCGAAAGAAGCACCTGTATCTTCTATGACTTTGGGAGAGCTGTACGCCGAATATTACATTACGAAAAAGGGCGAAGTCAGAGAAACATCGCTTGCAAAGATCAACGATAATATAAACGCCTCTGTAAAGCCGTATCTGTTTGATATTAAATTAAACAAACTCAACACAGCTCAGCTTCAGAAGTGGAAGAACATACTATCCGAAAAAGGATATAAGCTCAAAACATTACAGAATTATTACGGCGAACTCAGAGCTCTGCTGAATTATGCTGTAAAAATGGACTACCTGCCTAAAAATCCGCTTTTAGCTGTGGGCAATTTTAAGGAGGTGTATTTTGAGACACCGGAGGACAAGCTACATTACTACACAGCCGATCAGTATCTGAAATATATAAGCGTTGTCAAGAAAATGTGTGAAGAAAAAGACACAATTACCGAATGGGGGTACTATGTGTTTTTCTCCATTGCTTTCTACACCGGTGCACGCAAAGGTGAAATCAATGCGCTGAAATGGTCCGATATAACGGGTAATACACTTAATATCCGCCGCTCCATATCACAGAAAATAAAAGGCAAGATAACAGAAACCCCGCCTAAGAACAAATCGTCGTATCGTTCACTACAAATACCTCTGCCACTGTTGAAAATACTCGACGAGCACAAGAAACGTCAGCAAGCAGATAAAAACTTTACTGAAGATTATAGGGTTTGCGGCGGTATCAGTTACCTGCCCGACGCTTCGCTTGACACACACAATATAAGATACGCTGCGCTTGCTGAGCTTCCGCATATAAGAATACACGACTTCCGCCACACCCACGCTACCCTGTTGATTAATGAAGGCATCAACATACAGGAAATTGCACGGCGACTCGGTCATGCGGACGTTCAACAAACATGGCAAACATACGCCCACCTGTACCCACGAGAAGAGGAACGGGCGGTGAGCATTCTTAATAATATCAAGTAATATCTGTACACGATTTGTACACGATTTTTTGTCATTTAAGAAAAAACGGCCCGAAATGTTTCAGCAATTAAAAGTCCGTGAATCTGCATTGCATAAGGCTTTAATAGCAATTTAAACACTTCCTGCGAATATACAGAAAACAGCTTTTATAATTCTTGTCACCTCGACCATATTTCTTTCAAACCGCATTTTTATGCGGTTTGTTTGTTTATTACCGGTGTCTTCTCTGCCATGCCGTTATCGTCCGTCTGCTTGTTTTCGGCGGGCTTCTC